CAGATGGCGGCGGACGAAGGCGTGATCTATTTCCTGGATAATGACGATATGCCGGAATTCAATTTTCAGGGGATCACGGAGCAGACGAACTTCTATTTTAATGAAAAAAACGAACTAGTCATTGCCTTTGATGAATACGAAGTGGCGCCCGGTTCTATGGGAGCACCGGAATTTGTAATCCCTCAGGAAGTGACGGCAGCACTTTTAAAATAAATATCTAAATGGGGAAACTCCCGCATATCATGAAACAAAAGGATATGCGGGAGTTTTTTTATGTCATTGATTGTATTGGATGCGGGGCATGGTGGGGGATGGTCGGAAATACGGCTACTATTCTATAAATCCAGCATTTATGCGGGTTACAGGCTTTATTCTACCATGAGGTAATAGTGGAATTCAAGGGTATTTGTATCCTTGTAGAACACAATCTTACGCACAATGCCACGGAGGGCTTCCGCTTTCAGGTCATTCGGTGCGTCACTTTCGATAATATCCAGGACAGACTGCACACGGCTTAAGAACTGCTCCTTGTAGTTCTCAGGACCGGAGGCAGCAGTCGTCAGCTCTGAGAGCAGAGCTTCCAAATCTGCACGGCGCTTCTCGATCATCTCTTTGTTCCGCTTGTAATCTTCCAGAGTATCAATTTCATTCAGATATGCTTCCTTGATGCGTTCCAGCTTACGATCCAGGGAAGCCAGTTCACGCTGGTAACGCTGCCTGTCCAGCTCTACAGTCGGCTCATAGGTGCGGACAAGCTCAAAGGATACGTCCGTGACGCTCTCCAGTACCTCATGGAGCGACGATATTACGGCATCGGTAAGTTTCTTGGCCGAGATGTATTGCGAGCCTGTATGAAGCCCTTTCATGTATCCTAGACACTGGAAGCCCTCGCCGGAGATATAAGATCCGCCGTGAGTGGACTTCCGGGGATAACCTTCTTTATGTGACAGGGACTTGCCACAGACTGGACATTTTACAAGACCGGACAGCCAGTGCTTCGTGTGGGAGACTGGATGCTCATAGCGCTGCATGATCTTCTTGCTGCGCTCCCGGCGCTCTTGGACGATGTCCCAGGTATTCTGATCGATAATCGGGGGATGGTGGCTGTCACTGATGATCCATTCCTCGGGATCCCGCAGGGTACTGGTGGCACTGGATTCCCGCATGTTATAACGTACTTTGCCGATGTAAAATGGATTCTCCAGTATGTAGATCACACCTTCCTGATCAAAACGCTTGCCAGTCTTTGTCTTGTATCCATGGTCATTCAGATCTCTGGTGATGTAATTGATGTCACTGCCGGAGGCGTACATATCAAAGATCTTCCGGACAATGGCAGCCGCCTGCTCTTCGATGACAGGATTTTCATTCGGGGCTTTGGTGTATCCCAGTGGCATCTTACCATTATAGAGACCCTTGCGGGCGCGGGAGAGCATGGAACGGCGGACTTCCCCGGAGAGGTTCACGGAGTAGAACTCATCCTGCCACTCAATGATCATTTCAATGAGGCGGCCATACATGCCGTCGATCAGAGGCTCACTGACGGATACCACATCGATTCCGAGCTTTTTCCGGAGCATGGACTTGTAAAAGGTGCTCTCGTCCTGATTACGGGCGAAACGACTGAATTTCCACAGGACTACAACATCGAAGGGCTTGGGTTTTGTCTTCGCTGTAGCAATCATATTCTGGAAAGCATACCGGTTACTGGACTTGCGGCCGGAGCGTCCGTCCTCTTCGACAAAGATATACTCAGACGGCAGCAGGATGTTATGCTGCAGGCAGTACTTTTTGATCTCCTCAAGCTGGGATTCCGGGGAATATTCCAGCTGATCATCAGTGCTGACACGGATATAGGCAGCACCGGTGCGGATCCGGTCCGTGGACTCCGTAGACTTACGCATCACTTTCTTAGACATTGCACATTCCTCCTAAGTAAATGTACGGAAAAATGGGCATAAAAATGCCCGGACATATGTTCGCATTGCAATTTGTCCGGGAAAATGATAAAATTCATTTGTTCAGGATGATTTTTATCGGGTTTCCCGGTAAGATCGGATCAGCTCTGGCGTGCCAACGCTGGGGCTGATTTTTTTAGTTTTTAAATTTATCAGTGTTGCAGCAACGTTTGCAAGGAATATAACCAACCTGTTGTGCATCTTTAAGACTAATGCGCTTAGGATTTTCCAACCCTGAGCAATGTTGCAGGCTATGAAATTTATTGCTGTTTTCCGATATCCAAACGCGATCTTCTTGTGTAATATTAACGTTCAAAATTTGCCCGAGATAAGTTATATCCTGAGGAAAAATTTTACAATGTCTATTTAACTCAACATCCAATGTACGACTCAAGCGGCTATAAGGATTTTTATATTCAAAAAGACTAAGGACAAATAGTAATTTACTTAATCCACGGATAGGGACGGGTTCGTCCTCACCGAAAATTTCGTGTGAACGTAAAATGTTACTGCTTGTATAATTATATATGCGTCCGCCATGTGCAGACATATTGCGATAGTCCATACAAATAAACAAGGTATCCATCATCAGTTTGCATAATGCCTCTTCTGAAAGACCTAATTTTTCAGAATTATACAGATAAGAAACCATCAATTTCTTTTGGGGCATTTTGAATTGATCGATATAGTTGATTATTGTGGAAAAATAAATACTTTTGAATAATATCCATGGTGGTACAATTCCATATTTTTCCATATAATGATGAATTGGTTCTTTGTCAGTGGTTAAAGCCTCATTCATTGTATGAAGAATGCCGTTAAGAGAGAAGCGCTCTTTTCGCTTTCTCTTGTTTTGGTAATTACGATATTGTAGATAAGAAGAAGGATCTACCCCAAATGATTGAGCAATTACATTGGCAGCAATCTCTTTAATATGCTCTTCTAAATCCTGCATAGAAGCCATTACTGTATTACGTAGAGCTTTATCAAAAAAATATAGAGAAGATATTTGCTCAAAGCTTACACCATCGCGGTACATGATTGTATCATCGGATTTAAGAATATATGGGTCTCTATAACTTTTAATCAGATTGGAATAACCAAACAGTCTCAAGCCGGTAAGAGCATGATCTTGGTCGTAGATAGTTAGATTTTGAGATATAAGCTTTTTCAACTGATCTTCAGGTGTTGAATAGTAGATTTTATCTCCCATGAATCATTAATCCTCCTTTGTATGCAAAAAGAGCCTTGGAATACAATTCCAAGACTCTTTCGCGACCGCACAGCAGTCATTCACTAATTAGTGACATTATATCATATGCAAAAATCTTGTCAAGTATTCTAAACAAAAAATATATTATGTAAATTGTTATTTTTGGAAAGTTGCACCGGTGCAACTATATCAGCTCCAACACAACTATGGGTCGAAGTAGATAACATTATTTGTGTGCTCCGATCTCGATCATATCCACGGAGCATTTTCTGTCGTAGTCCCCATTGATGATATGTGCATACTCATGCAGATAAGATTTCTGGTTCTGCTCGAAGGACAGAGCATCGTTCAGGACGATGGTAAAGCTCATATCGGGATTTGTCACCACATAGGCTTTGATGCTGTATGGCAGCGTTGCCAGTACTGAATGGATATCCATGTCAGCCACCTCCTCAGAATATGTATGAGCCTTGGTCATCCGTTCTGGTTGCTCATTCGGTCGATCATCTCTTTTACAAACTGGATGTCCTCCGGCTTCACCTTACGGGAAGCATCGAAGAGGACCTTGTATTCCGGATTTTCAAAGAGAAACTGCGCCATATCTCTGGCATCTTCATTCAAATAATATGATGCAGAATCCGCAGATTGACTTTCTAATAAATCGGATTTTTCTATATGAAGCCAGTTGCAGATAGATTGAATTTTATCCATTCGAGGCATTTTCTTACCGTTACACCAATCAGATACGGTTGCAGAAGAAACGCCTATGTATTTACAAAGATCTGCCTGGTTTTTACCGTTTATTTCCAAAAAATGAAGAAGGTTTTTGGAAAATACTTTTTTGTATTCTTCATCTGACATTTACTGTACCTCCATTTGCTATGATTATAAGCTAAAAGCGATGAAAAATCAATACAAAACACAAAATATTTAACTTTTGGTATTGACAGCTAGCTAAAAGCGAGTATAATGTAAAACAGAAAGGCGGTGATATTTACTTGAAAGTCTCACTTAAAGCATTACGAGTGAATGCTAATTTGAATCAAAAAGAAGTAGCGGCAATGATGAATATATCTCCGAATACGCTTATGAATTGGGAGAGTAACTATACTTCTCCAGATGTATTACAATTATCAAAGCTGTGCACAATTTATAAGTGTACGATAGATGATATTTTTTTGCCTGATAAACTAGCTAAAAGCTAGCATTGCAGCAAAGGAGGAAGAGTAGATGACATGGATTCTTGCAATAATAGCAGCGATTTGTGCAGTGGGCTGGGTGTTTAGCTGGCTGTCGTTCAAAACATTGGCGCACTATTTTAAGGAAAAGGGATATCCAATGCCTGAGGAAAAGGATATCAAGAGAAACTCAGACAGCATAATAAAAGAAATTTTATCTAAACTCCCAGTTCTTTTTTTATAAGTTCCATTAAAATGGCGCTGGCAATCTGCGCTGCGGCTGAAACGGAAGAAGCCCCAATTTTAGAAAAGATGTTCTTTGTTTTATCCCATATATTGTCGGCACGAACTTCATCCAAAAATTGATGACCAGCGTATGTGAGATCAAGAACATAAATAACAGAAGACGAATAGGGATTGTGAACCGTTTTTGCATTTATAAAGTTTGCTTCTTGAAGCTTTAAGCAAGCGTATTCCAGTTCATCGTGCGAATAATTTTCTAATAGATTCTCTAAATCTTTGATTCGCAGTTCATGATTAAATGGTTGTTTTTCAACTTCAAGGAGAATAGAACGCATACAATCAAGATCTAATTTCATGGTGGAATCACTCCTTTGAATTTTATGAATTGTTAACTGAACATTATCAATTATAGAAAAAGAGGATAGAGGATGCAAGAAATTTTATAGGGAAGGAGGCAGCAGGAGTGAAAGACCGAATCAAATGTTTTCTAGAAGATAACTGGGTACCGATTGCTTCAGGAATCTTTGGAGGGTTACTGGGAGTAATCCTGTCAAAAGTAATTTCCTAAGAAGCAGGTAAGAGCATAGGTACATAGAGCAATCACGATAGGTACCAGAATTTGAGTAATGACATATTGCAGATCGAACCATTGATGGGCTTCGACTTCAGCAATACCGGTAGTGCTGAGATGTACCAGAGTATCAGCAGAAAAGGACATGGGATCACCATATTTGCTGTATGCAGGAGTAGACAATTCGACATACCGGCTACGCAAAAATTCATTTAGTTCATCAAGAGAGAATTTTCCACAGAATTTTTTGGACAACTGTGAATAAGATACCGTTTTCTTGCGGTAAATGTATCGAAGCACCCTATAGTGTTTTTTTAAAAGTAACATGAGAATCTCCTTTCTGCGGAGTGATTTTTATATAGGCAGGAGCCTGTAAAAACAGTATAGGAAAAAGGAATACGAGATGCAAGAGATTTTATAGGGAAGGAGGAATAACCATGGATAAATTCGAAGAGATACTTTCGGAAATTCCGCAGGAGATTAAAACGCTGGAAGTAGATGTGGAAAAGAAAATCTTCCGTCTGAATGGGATTGACTTCGCAGACGGATGTGATTACTTCTCGGTGGAATGCAAAGGTGGAGAAGGTTTCCACGTAAGAATGGAACTGAATAAGCGCATTATTCTGGCAAATTACGATCATAACAATGCGCTTAAAGGAGTAGATACCATAACTACTATGGTATGAAATGAGAAATAAACTCCGCCAGTTCTTTCACATTGTTTTTAAAGCGATTTTCCATATATACAAGACCGTGGTCAGATAAAACAAAGCTGCCGCCTATGTATATTTTGACAAATTGTTGCCGACCCAGTTCCAAAAGGGTTTCGGATATATCCTGAGGATGCCAGGAAGAGAAGTTTTTGCTGGTGGAAAAGTAATCGGCGGAAAAGCGGCGTGCATCAGCCTTTGAAGATCCGTCTTTCCGGCGCTGAAGGAATGATTGATAAATGTAACAAATCATCTTATCAGCATCATTTGTAAGTTCGACCATGTGAATTCCTCCTTTGAATTTTATGAATTGGTAATTGGACACTATCAATTATAGAAAAAGAGGGTGGAGGATGCAAGGAATTTTACAGTAAAGGAGGCAGCAGGTATGGATAATAAAAGAGACTGGAGTGCAATAATCATGTCGATTGTTTCACTGATAACAAGTGTAGTAGTGCTTGTGCTGACAGTCATTATACGATTAATGAAATAATCGAAAAAACAAGCGTTAATAAAGAAATTATAACGGATATCACGGACATTGTTTTTGCAAACAAAGAGTCAGTGCGAGCCTGTTTAGCTAATCGATCAGCGCTGGTAGCGTGGAGATCATTCAGATATTTATATCCTTTAAGAGTAAGCCCTTTGGGAAATTCAACATGAGGATCAAAGTTGCCATCACGCCATTTATCAATGTAAACAATAATATCGTTTTCGGCAAACTGATAAGCTAATTCGTCGATTTCTTTCTGGGTATGACCAAGTACAGATATTTCTTTGTATGGCGTACCGTTGATAATCTGTTCCAGAACGGAAATGGAAAAGTCACAGTGTTTTTCGTAAGAACTTTGATTTTTCATAAAAACCTCCATACTTTTGAGACTGATAACTGAACACTATCAATTATAGAAAAAGAGGATAGAGGATGCAAGAGATTTTATAGGGAAGGAGGCAGCAGGAGTGGATAAGGTAGATGAATTAATTGACACACTGGCAGAACACATCAAGAAGAACATTGATGAAGGCAAAGAGAATGAGATTACGGAAAAGACAAAAGCTCTCGCAGAGCTGGTGTCTGCAAGAGCTTCGTTGCTTCACTGATTGTCACTATCATTTTTATCAATAGTATCAATGATTGTTTTGAAAAAAGTAGTTACTTCCTTTGCAGTATCAGCAGAATCTGCATACTGGTTGATTAACCCGTTTTGAATAGCTAATTCAGTAAAGCTTTTGGCAAGTGTGTACTTGGAAGTCTCATTCAAATGCATGTTAAAATCTCCTTTCCATTTTACTCGGCTGCTGCAACAGCCTGTAAGTACAGTATAGGAAAAGGAGAAAGTGGATTCAATATGGTAGGCATTTCGATTTATCGAAAGAATCATTTCGGAGAATCGAAGTGCAGTAGGAAGGAGATGACAGGAATGGAGAAAATCGACAGATTATATGCTCTCTTAGAGCGTAACGACATTGATGAGGACACCAAGGCAGCGCTGCGGTGGGCAATCTTTGAGTTGGAGAATGCAACTTAGACAACCATAGCACCATAAGTTGTAGAAAAGCAGTCAGGAGGTACATATGCGGATTGTAAATTTAATCCACATCGGGGATCAGGTATTGTCATTGGATGACATGGATCCCATGAAAAAGGCAGAGATTGCCTTACGGCTGAATGAACAGAGTCTGAAGACTCTGGGATATGCAGTCAAGAAAAAAGAAGAATCAGCGTAACCACAAGTATCCGTGCCCTGTACGTGGTGTATTCCCAACACCACACTCCCCTTTTACACAATTAAAGCGTGCGTGTCCAGGCTTCCCCACCTGGGCACCACGTAGAGGGCATGGGGACAAGCATCATATTATAGATCACGCTTTGTGCGTGGTGCATCTTGCTGCATCACCATATGACGGCATACCATCCACTGCTATGATGGTATGTTGCCCTCTTTCTGGTGGTACCCGGGTAGATCAGCACCGGGGCCACGCAGAGAGCGTGATCGGAAAGGATAAGTATGAGAGACATCAGTTATTTTGTCACCGAAGTTTTACGGTACAAAGATGGCCACGAATACTGGGAGGCATGTAATTTACAACTGGCTACGCAGGTCTATGAGGAAGTAAAGAAGTCAGTCCCGGAGGCTAAGTATTATAACTTTGAAGGTTTGCAGATTATTACGACAAATGATAAACAGAGGAAATCCTTATTGAGCACGATGGAACTTATGGAGGATCTCTGTAATAGCAGACTGGCCGCAATACAGAAACTGAGAAAACAGATATACGGAGGGGATGCGGATGTATAAAGATATTGTGATATCACTCCTCGGAGCGTGGATTTTGAGGGATGTTTTTAGGACAACAGAGGTAGGAGAGCAGATCGCCATAGTCATGGGCTTGGCGGCTATGCTTTTTATTTTTTGTCTTTTTTGCGAGGATCAGGTGGAAAAATGGCAAGAATACCGCCAGAGAGTACAGGATCTGGAGCAGAGACTGGAGCAGCTGAGAGGAGGAAAAACCGGTGAGAGAAGAGAGAGCACGGGAAATATTGCAGATGCTGGAGCAGACACCGACGCAACCGCTTAGGATACTGATCCCGCATGAGGCTGATGAGGTGATGTACTATGTCCTTCAAAAATACCGGTCTGCACACCGGGTAGAGCTGCACAACGGCATCCACTATATCACTGTCACAGATGAAGCAGTGGCTGTCATACTGGACCGCCTGCGGCGGGAGAGAGCCGACTTCCAACGGACATTGGAAAAGTACGATGAGGACATCCGTGGCGTCGAATATCTGCTCGAGAATCCGCAGAAAAGACATTACTGGTCGCAGAGCAGCTACATAGTGCCTCCGGCATATTCGGAGCAATAAAAAAGCCGGCATTTGGCGATGCCGGCGAGCTCACAGAGCTACTTATATAGACAAGATAATTGTAACTCTGTAAGCCAAAAAAGTCAAGAAAAATGGGGCTTTCGAAAGCCCCTGCGCACTTGATAAAGATATTAAAGTTAGGATACAGAGACATGGTTAAAAGAAAGAAAATGAGACTGAAGCATGGGGATGTACTGGATGTAGAAGAGTACCATGACGGGAACTATGGGGGGAAGGGAAAGACCCGGCAGAAGAAGGAGAAGCCGACGAAAGAACAGGTGCGGTTGATCAACCGGAGGAATAAGGCAAGGCTGTGCCGGTGGAGGCTGATCCAGTACTTTGACCAGGGCGACCTGTTTATCACATGGACCTATGAGGTAGGGAACCGGCCGCCAGATATGGCAGGAGCACTAAAGGATTTCCAGAAGGCGCTTGGGAAGATTAGGAAGATCTACCGGGCAAGGGAAGCGCCGCTCTACTGGATCCGCAACATCGAACGCGGCACCAAGGGAGCCTGGCATATCCATCTTGTGATCAAGCAGACACCGGAGGGAGATGCAGCGGCTATCGTAACCAAGGCATGGACAAAGGGTGGCACCTACGTGGTGGAGATCCGGAACAGCAAGTTTACTGGGGATGACATGGAGCAGCTGGCGAATTACCTGACCAAGGACGAGCACACAGCGGAGATCAAGGCGGACGGCACACCGGGCAAGCCCAGAATTGCGGAGTCCTCCTACAATACCAGCCGCAATATGCCGCTTCCGGAGCCGAAAGAGGACAAGCTGGTCCGCTGGAAGCCGGAGGTCAAGCCGCCAAAGGGATATTACATAGCCCGGATGCATGAGGGCATTAATCCGGTCACAGGATTTTTATACCGGAGTTACACGTTGATCAGACTTAAGTGCACCGAGCGGAAGAGACCGCCGGGGAGAAGGAGGTGTTGAGATTGATAATAGAAATGTTTGTGAGTGCGACACTGCGCGGATCGGCCAAGGGAACGGGCAAGGTCATGTATACCATGCGGACGAAGCAGGAGAACGGTCAAAACTATGAAAAGCCGCCGGAGATCGGGAAGGCGGAGAGCACGGCCAACCGTCTGGTGTTGTGGAGCATCTGTAGGGCGCTGGAGAGACTGCCAAGTGATCGGGAAATTGTGATCTACACGGAGAACAGCTATATCGCATCCGTGATCAATCAGTGCTGGCCGGAACGGTGGGCGAGAAACGGCTGGAAGAATAGTCGCGGGAAAGAAATCAAAGATGCGGATTTGTGGAAAAAGATTCTGAAAGAGGTCCGAGAAGTGGGTCACCGTATCACCGCCGTGGAAGGCAGACATGAGTATTCTGATATTTTCAGCTATAACATGAAAAAGATAGATGTAAAATCTAACATTTTTACAAAAGTGGAATTGCAAGAGGTAACACCAGTAAGTGACTAGAGTTAGAAACCATTCCGGTGATGTCACCGAAATGGTAGAAATAGAACATTTTGACAGAATTGCACCGGTGCAACCGGGAAAGGAGACGGAGATGGAAAAGAAATTTGGAATATTTAATACCGTAGAGGAGTTAAACAGGGCAGCAGCCGCCCAGAAGGCAGAGGGAGACCTGGAAGCGCTGATCGGACTGGCCACAGAGAACGGACTGGAGAAAGAGGATGCCGAGGACTACATGGACAGCGACGATGCAGAGGATACTCTGTGCAATGAGACAATGGCAGCAATCGGTAAGCTGAAACTGGAAGCAGAGGACCTGAAGCTGGAGAGCCAGATGAAGGACTGGAAGGATTTTGTTGTACAAATGCTGACAGAATATCCGGTGGATCATGCGGATGAGAATAGAGATACACTAGCCAATGCCGTATTCGACCCGAGTAAGAAACTGCTGGACGTACTGGCCGCCGGTATGAAACTGTCATCGAAGAACCGGATCAAGGTAGATATGCGGATCATAAAGGCAGCAGGACTGCCGGAGAGCGCCGCCTATATTGGCATGTGCGGCCGGGATGACTTAAAACGGATTGTTCTGGATTATTACATGGGAGAGAAGAAATGATTGTATACAAAGCAACGAACAAGGACATGATCTGCACATCCGGGGAGGGATTGTTCCAGTATCGTCTCGGAGTACCTGCAACGGCGGAAAAATCAAAGTGTGCTGATACTGGTCTCCATGCCTGTGAGTATGTATTGGATTGCACATGGTATTACGGAATGGGTAAATATAACAGGTATTTTAAAGCAAAGGCAGAAGGAGACATAGCAGAAGACGGACACGACACACGCATTGCATGTACGAGGCTGACGTTGCTGAAAGAACTTACCAACCGGGATATCGCAAAAGAAGCCATGCTTTACATGATACATCATCCTCGACGGGATAACTGGAAGACTTCCCGCCATATGGTACAGGTAAATGAGAACACGGCAGAGATCAGGATCCCGGATGGAATCGCCATTGCCAGAGGACTCCATCCCAAAGTAAGCGGCTGCGCCGGAGCACATCTGGGGCTGATCCGGGAAGAGAAAGGAAAGATCACGGCGGCCAAGATCTTTGATGTGGACGGAGTCTATATACTGCCGGGAGTGTGGTACACCCTGGAGGACCTGGCAGAAGCAGAAAGGAGGCAGCAGGCATGAAGTGGACAGAGATACTCAGGGCACCGGTGATACCGGCGGATGAAAAAAGAACCAAGCAGATCACATTCCAGACAACGGAGAATTATCTGATACTGGATATCTGGAGGGGTGGAAATAATACCTGCCGTCATGCGATCAATCTGAAAACGTGGGAGTACGGCACATATTTCCCGGATACTGGCATAAAGCAGGCAACAAATATCAACAGCTGTACAGATAACGATGAAAGAGATTACTGGGATTATCGGCTGAAAGAGAAAGAATGGCTGACACCGGAGCAGATCAGGGAACTGGATATCCTTACCAGAGAAAAGAAGGATTGGGTAAAAGATGTATTGCAGCGCATAGAGCGGATGGAGACAGACTATAACGCAGAAAAGCGGGAACAGGCCAGAAACAGTAAGGAGGAGCGCATCCGTAGATTAATGGACAAATGTCCAAAACCGGGAAAAGCAGTATATGACTGGATCACAGAACAGATGGTAGGAGATCTGCAGTATGCCTTTTATGACAAACAGAAAAAGACCTGCCATTGCACAGCCTGCGGCGGAGATTTTCCGGAAGAGGCAGCATGCATCCCTGTGAAACATAGAAAGCAGATCACCTGTCCGCTGTGTGGACATCTTCTGACCGTGGATAAGAGAGCGGATATACTCATCGTTGCAACGGACTGGCTTACCATGATTCATAACGTGGATGATAAACAGGGAGTGGAACAGCATTTTAAGGTAAAAGTGGAGTGGGCCAGATACGGAACAAGAACCACGGAGCTGGAGGAGCACATCCGACTGATGATGCTGCGGAACACAGCAAAGGATATCATGAAAATCTATTACTATGGGAGCCAGTACTGGCCGGGATGGAGCACTGGAAATAACAGTAACCGCCGGTGGCACAGCGCCTATCTGTATCCGGATACGGAAAGTATACAGACCGGATTGCGGGGGACGGCATATGAGGCATGGACAGAGGTGTTCCCGAGACTGGCACAGATGGGAATAAAAGCGCACTATAACGGCCTCATGGTGGAAAGCAATAGGGAGTTTACCGGTATCGCAGAATATATGGCAAAGGGACGCTTTTACCGTCTACTGGATGAACTGTCACAGTGCATCACCTACTGGGGCGGATATTCTGGAAGCACGATTGATGTATCCGGGGAAAGCGTAGAAGAGATCCTGCAGATAGATGATAAACAGCTGATCAACCGCCTCAGACAGGCAGATGGCGGAATGTGTATGCTGCGCTGGCTGCAGTGGTCCAACCTCAACAACAGGAAACTGTCAGAGCAGTACATATCCTGGGCAGAAAAAAATAAGATCGAACCGAATAACTATCTGCAGTCGGAAGCGGGAAAATACCTGACACCGGAACAGTTAATGAATTACATCAACCGGCAGAAAAAAGAAAGCTATCCCAGCAGAACCATAGCGGGAGTCTGGGATCAGTACGAGGATTATCTCAGTATGGCAATGGATTTAGGGAAACACATGGAGGATGCCCTGGTGTACCGTCCCAGGGAATTGAAGCGCCGACACGATGAAGTCAATGCAGAGATGGAGCTGCGACGGGAAGAAATCAAGCGGAAACGGGATGCAAGAGAAGCCGCATGGCAGGCACAGAAAATGAGGGATAAGTATCCGGGATATGAGGATATCCTTTCCGAGATCAGTGAGAAGTTTGAGTATCAGAATGACACCTATTGCATTGTGGTTCCCAGGAATTTTATGGAGATCACGGCAGAAGGCATGGCACTGCATCACTGCGTAGGCAATACAGAGAGGTATTTTGACCGGATAGTCAGCAGAGAGACCTATATCTGCTTCTTGAGGCAGCAGGAGTCTCCGGACAAGCCTTTTTACACGATCGAGGTGGAGCCGGGCGGTACCATCCGCCAGCACCGGGGAGCCTATGACGAAGAACCGGGCATAGAGGAGATCAAGCCGTTCCTCCGTGAGTGGCAGAAAGTAATCCGCAAGCGTATGAGCAAGCAGGATCATGAGTATGCGGCACAGAGCAAAATCCTGCGCCAAAAAAACATAGAAGAACTGAAGGCAAAAAATAATACTGTAGTCCTGAAAGGACTAGCGGAAGATCTGATGGAGGTAATCTGAATGTATTTTGTCGCAGACACAGAGAAAAGGCAATGTGAAATCAATGGGATAACAGTGAAGGAGCGCGGGGTGTATCTGTTCCGATTCCGGGCAGACGGAGATATAAAATGGGCACATGCAAGAGTAGATGAGATTGACGAGAGCAAAATAATGCTCCGGACATGTGCAGGAATGCCTGCAATCGCAGTACCCATAGATGACGTACTGGAAGTACACGGCGGAGAGGCCAAGGTGGAAGAATTCGGGGAAGATATCATGTTGAGTCTGATACGAGGAGAGATTTATTCAGAGAGCACCAAAAGTCTATTAAAAGGAGACAGGTAATGGAACATATCATTTATCAAAAAACATATCAGGAATATAAACAGGAGCTGGATGCAGTCCTCACCCGGACGGCGGAGGACTTTGTGCAGATCGGTTATCTGCTCAAGGTGGCCAGAGATACAAATATCCTGGCAGAGAGCGGATATGCAACAGTGACGGACTTTGCCAAAGCGGAATATGGCATAGATAAGACGCAGGTGAGCCGCTTTATCAGTATCAATGACAGATTTTCTGAGGATGGCTACTCTGATCATCTGCTCACGAGCTACAAGGGATTTGGATACGCAAAACTTACATTGATGTTGCAGATCCCCGACGAGATCAACGAGGTACTTCCGCCTACGTTGTCCAAGGCAGAGATTCAGGACATAAAGGACGAGGTGGATGCTGAGAGCAAGGTCACGGATATTGAGGTGGAGATAGAGAAAGCAGAGGCAGCAGCCGTAACGGACAAGCCCATGCTTCCGCCGGAGGGCTCCCCGCTGTACAGAAACCTCTGGCAGCTGGGTAAGGAGCAGGAAGAGCTCTTCCGGAAGCTGTGGATGGTATGCTTTATGGAAACAGCAAGTGGAAACAGAAATAATGCAGAGATCATGGATGTACTGATTCCGCAGGGAGACGCAGTGTATACCGTCCGGATCCCGGGAGAGCGTAGGACGCAGATCATTGTAAATTCCGAAGGTGCTACGGTAGTCAACCTGAAGACGCTGGAACGAAATAAATACACAGAAGATCAGAACTGCCTTGTAGTACGGTCACTCGTAGATGGAGGCAGCAGTCCTGAGGAGCAGTACAAGATGCTCTATGGTGAGGACTTAACCCAGAAAGAACCGGAAGTTGCACCGGTGCAACCGGATGAGACTCCGAAAGAAAAGAAATCGGAAAAACGAAAGGAGTCCCGTGTAACCAAGGCGGTCACAGAGAAGAAAAAAACCAGGGAACCGGAAAAGAAGCCGGAGCAGATGACCATCCCGGGAGCCGCACCGGATCCGGCACCGGAAGAGCCGCAAACACAGGTAAACGACTCGCCTTCCGGAGAAACTGACGCGGATGATCAGAATACCGACACCATGGGATCGGAAGAGCAGGTACCTGGGCAGACAGATCTCGAAAATGACTTTCCGCAATACTGCCCATCCAAAGGAGACCAGCGCACAGCTTATCGTCAGTCCATCCGTGGCAGCGTGGAGAACCTGGTACGATATGTCGAGATGGATCTGATCGTTGCCGCTAGACAGCAGCTGTCTGATATCTCCGGCTATCTGGACCGCCTGGAAGAACTCAGCAAAGGAGGAAAACCGGATGGCGAAGATGTCGAAACAGGCGAGAGCGAGGGAGTTTAATGCCGCCTCCCGGCAGATCATCAAGGAGCGTGATCTGTATCAGTGCATCTTTTGCCGTATGGGATATCACATGGAGGACGTCTCCTGGTACGGACAGCAGCTGCAGAGCATCATGCACTACATCCCGAGATCCCGCGGCGGACTCGGGATCCCACAGAATGGAGCCCTGGGTTGCCAAAGTCACCATGAGATGCTGGACAATGGCAACAAGGGCAGACGGGAGGAGATGCTGCAGATGTTTAGGCAGTACCTGCAGGCCCATTACCCAGACTGGTCGGAGGATGCCCTGACCTATAACAAGTGGGGGTGATGTATATACAAATTTGTATATACAAAATAAGGAAGAGAATGAAAAGCAGAACGATAAGCAAGATTATCCGGATGACACCGGAAGAAAAACGGCGGCTGGAGTACTGCGCAGAAAAAATGGGAAAAACCGAGACGGAGATCCTGATTGCCGGAGTGAATAATTACTATGCTGCCGTACAGAAAGCACTGGCAGCTCAAAAAAATCAATAAGCCTTTTGGATAAAGTGAATCACAATAGACACTGTAAACGAAGCCACGGGGCGGCCGCTGAGACCAAGAGGCAGCAGCCGTCCAGGAAGGAGACAACAATGCAGGAGTATAAGGACTGGGACGGCAATCTTCTGCCGGATCCGGTACGTGCTCCGGGATGTACCAGAGTATGGATTGATGCCAGGATACTGTATCATCGGATGGTAAAGGAGGATGCTATGAAAAATAAAAATGTGTGGTTTGCTTATGCAGCAGCCTGGATATCTACGGCAACAGCGGTGATATTTGCTATCAAATATACCGGATCAGCGTGGTGTTTAGTGGCACTGGCACTACCGGCAATGCAAAAGATTAGTATCAGCAATGCTGAGGAGAATGAAAAATAACTTAGAATTGGAGGATATGAAGATGAAAAATTATGAATTAATAGTATTACTTATGGAATTACCGGCAGGATATGATATTAAATTTGGAAAAACTGTTACTTAAAGAAGATATGAATGGAGAAGATGCTATTTTTTCGAAGAAACAGTATCAGATATTGAAAGTAATGATATCAAACAGGAAATTTACATATTAGCTTAACTTAGGAGAACACATGAAAGTAAAAAATGAAGAAGTAAGATATTATCAGCCAAGATTTAAAAGGTGGATTGACTCTACTAAATGGGATTCAATTGCCGAGAGATTATCAGATGAAAATATATCTATAATAACACAAGTAATGAATGCTGAAAAAGATAGAGATTGCAGTTGGCTTATCTGGAAATGTTGCGATCATGTACTCGATAATATAAGGACAATAGCAAAGAAAATAGATAGGCTAACTTAGGATTTAATGGAGGTAGAAAAAATGTATAAAGCAACAAATATTGATACGGACAAGGCTCTCAAAGCAATCAATGATTCAAGAGCAATACAGGAAAGAGCGTCACAGCTTAGATCGGAAAAAGAAAGATCTTACATGGAGGGACTGAACAAAGGACTTGATATTGCTGAAAGTCTTTTTGAATGTTCAAATTATGAGAAATCGGCGCAGGAGGCAACTTATACAGATGGTGTCTGCGAGGTACTCTATGAACTTGGAAAAGAACTTGATATACCAACTCAGGATATAAGAGATAATATTGCATCGGTAGATGAAGCCTGCGCTCTGTTTGCAGACAGGATTCGGGAAGCAATAGCAAGAGATAAGGATCAGTAAACTGAAATATTAAGATTTATGGAGGCATTTGTATGAGAAAAATACATGAATGTGCAGAAGATATAAAAAATATTTTAAATGATGCAGAACGAACCGAAGAGGTTGACGGAGATATGTTATGTAGTATTAATGAGTTGGTGGATGAAATTTTATCAATATATTGTTTAGAAAAACAACAAAGAAAAATGGCTATAGCTGAAGAAAATGAGATTCTTTCAGAAGAGGCTAAAAAAGCAGGATGGAAGTCTGGTGTTATGAACATCTAAACTGAAATATCGGAAAAATTGTGTAACAAAAGGAGATAGGTATGGCGAGACCGAAGAAAGAAGGTAAGAAGAACATCCGGAAAGATATCAGCATGGATCCGGAGCAGTACGAGAGATTAATGGATTACTGCCGGCAGCAGGACAGACCTATCTCCTGGGTGATCCGGCAGGCACTGGATGTATATTTATCGGAGGTGAAATATGAGAAGAATACGGCTTGTTAAGGTATTAGCACCGGAGAGCGTGGCAAGAACATATGATAGCGCAGGAAACAGAGTAGATGAAGATTTCCGCTGTGCAGAATGCGGAATGGGAGTTGCACGGGAATATGCCTGCTGTCCTTACTGCAAATGCGAACTTGACTGGGACAAGGTTATAAGTCCTTCTGATCGCGCATTTCGGAAATTGTTTGGCTGATTATTTGTGTAATTATGTGTAACGTTACACATCAAAACTGAAATTTAGTGAAGAAAGGAAGAATTATATGTCTAAAGCAATATTAGTTATGGACATGCCAAGCAAATGTATAACATGTAGCCTATTAAGGATAAAACATGATAAGGACAGCATGATTTGTACTGCAGGCAGATTTCGGGATGTGACCGATGCAATAAATTCTACTGAAAAGAATAAACCAGCTTGGTGTCCACTCCGGGAATTGCCGGAACGTGAGACAGAGATGACCGATGCCGATGATCTCGGCAGAGATTATGTTCGTGGCACGATGGACGGTTGGAATGCTTGCCTGGATGAGATAGATCCTTCAAAAAATCCATAAATAATATTTATGTAAGAAAAAGTTGAAAAAATAAAAATATTTATCAAAAAATGCTTTTCTTTACGGTTTTTTTTGACATATCCATATGTAAGACAAATCTGCTTACAAAAAAAATATGCAAAGGAGAGCAAAATAATGAAAGAGTGGAGTGTAGTATTATTTGGACATGAGTATTTAATGGCAGCAAGATCTTACGCGGAAGCTGTGAGACAGGTGTGGGAGCTTTTTGACGAGTGTGGAATTGATCCGGAGAAAGATTGCCTGGCAGGAGCAGATGCGGGACCGATTTACGACGCACCTGATCCGGACGATGATGATTGCTTGCCGCCATTCGATACCAGTAATCCGGATTTCCACTGGTTTTAGTAGTACTCTATATACTACGGTATTTCTGGGAGTGTCGTACATATCTGTGCGGCATTCCCGGAATCCATCCGGACAGTGAAAGGAGTGATAGAAAAAGGAAAAATGTTAAAAGTGTAATAAGTATCATAATACACAATTTGAAATTCCAGCTGCAGAAGGACTGCAATCGTTACATAAAACAGCGGTAGACCATCCGACCAAAGATAGCATCTACCGCTCAACTGCTTACCAGTATCATACCATATGATCCACTGGACGGCAATACGAAAGAGGTGCGCGTATGACCAAAAATGACCTGATCAATGATGTTGCCTATGAATTACGAGATACCATGACACGAGAGCAGATCGACCGCATGAAGATCACCATGTACGTCAAATTGCAGGACTTTGAACTGGTGGAAAGCAAACAATTGCCGGTTGTCGTAGACCACGATAACGAATGGCTGATGCAGAGATATTGTGTTGACGGAGTAGCGGCAGGACTGCATAAAGGCACAATTCGCAGCTATATCGGTATCATCAGTAAGTTTTTTGACCATGTTGGCAAAAATTACAAAGCAATTACTGCACAGGATATCACAGATTACCTTGCAGTCAGGAGCTACCGGGACCATATCAGCCAAAATTATAAGTCCACCATATACCGGTATCTCTGCACGTTCTTCGGCTGGGCATTCCGCAAACAGCACATTGTCAACAATATAATTGACGGTGTAGACCGAGTAAGGCAGGTAAAAAAGAAAAAGGTGCGCCTGACTGATGAAGAGATTGAAACTATCCGCTATGCATTGCAGACACCCAAGGAAAAGGCATTGTTTGAGCTGATGATCTGTACTGGTATGCGTGTAGGTGAAATCTCTTACCTCAACGTGTCAGATATTGATCTGACAAATAAGCAGGTATCAATTTATGCCGAAAAGACGGATACCTACCGCACCGGAATGCTTACGCCGGTAGCGGTCATGGCTCTACGAAATTACATCGGGGACAGACCTGGAACAGATCCGTTATTTTTGGCAGATAGAGCTCCTCACAACCGGATGCGGGAGTATGGCATCGAAAAGCTGGCTAAGGAGATGGCAGTCCGTGGCGGAGTAACCAGGATCACAGCCACGGTGCATGTGTATCGTAAGACATTTGCATCCGTCCTTTATCGTAAGACAGGGGATGTATTGCTGGTAAGTAAATTACTGGGACATGCAAAGCCGGACATGACAGTCCAGTATTACCTGATAGATGACATCGAAGAGATGCAGCACAAATATAACAGAGTAGCATAGTAACAGCACCGGAAATTGCACCGGTGCAACAGAAAGGAGAAAGCATCGATGCAAAGAATTAACAGAGCAAGCTGGAGGATCATTGAAACTATATTATTACGTTATCCCCAGCGCAAGAAAGAATATGAGGAGTACATATCGGACATTATGGCATCGCCAGCGGGAGGCAGCAGTCGTCCGTTGGACCCTGTCAGGGAAATGGACAAGGCACAATCTGTCACAGAAGCAAAGGCCCTGAAGATGACCTCGGTGTATCATGATAGGATCAAAAAAGAGATAGAGGCGGTGGAATTTTCCTATAATTCTCTCAAACCGGAGGAACAGAGAGTAATCCGGATCAGATACTGGAGCAAGGGCCTCAGAGCGCCGATCCCGTACCTTAAGATTGGTGGGGCATCATACAGTGAGCGGCAGATGAAACGGATCGTGTTCAAGACAATCGAACAGATTGGTAGGTACATTGGAGAGTTAAAGTAAAAGATGGCATGATTTCGCATGTCAAATGTGATAATATAGTATCGTGATAAATTAGTGACAGGGCAATGCAGATAGCTGCGTTGCCTTTTTTCGTGGAGTTGCACCGGTGCAACACTAGAGAGATGGTGAGCGGATGGCAAAAGGCAAATATGAGTATTGGCTGACACCGGAAGGCTTGCTAAAGCTGGAAGGATGGGCTAGAGATGGGCTGACAGATGAACAGATTGCTGGAAATATGGGTGTAGGAAACCGCACTTTATATGAATGGAAACAAAAGTATCCGCAGATTTCGCAGTCCCTAAAAAGGGGGAAGGAAGTGGTTGACCTTCAGGTGGAAAATGCACTGCTCAAAAGAGCACTTGGATATCGTTACACGGAAACAACCAAGGAACTGATAGTAGATAAGAATACGGGAAAATCAGAAATGTGTGTGACCAAAACGGTAGAAAAGGAAGTAGTACCGGATACTACAGCCCAGATATTCTGGTTAAAGAACCGAAAACCGGATAAATGGAGAGACAAACAGGATGTCCAGATCTCCGGAGAACTTAAATCCGAACAGAGTAAACTGGATGACCTGATCAGACAGATGCGTGGTGATGGGTAATGAGCGCAAGTAAACTCCTGCTGTCAGAGAAATACAAAGCATTCCTGAAATGCGATGCTCCGGTGGAATTTCTGGAAGGAACCACGGCAGCAGGTAAGACGACGGTAGGAATCTTCAAGTTTATGCTTAAGGTGGCAGAAAGCCCCAAGAAGCTTCACATCATTGCTGCGGATGACACCGGAACTGCTGAGAAGAACATCATCAACAAAGACCTTGGTATACTGGATGATTTTGGCATTCTGGTGGAATATAACGGCAGTGGAACCAAAGACGATAAGATTCCACATCTGATTCTGCATACTGGCAGGGGAGATAAAGTCATTTATGTGCTGGGCTACGGTAACAAGAGAAAGTGGAAGAAGGCCCTGGGTGGACAATATGGCTGTCTGTACATAGATGAAGTAAATACCGCAGACATAGATTTTGTCAGAGAAGCATCCATGAGATGTGATTATCTGATGGCAACACTAAACCCAGACGATCCGGGACTGCCGGTGTACAAAGAATATATCAACTGTGCACGTCCTCTTCCGGAATGGAAGGATGAGACACCACAGGAAATCATAGAGGAACTGAAAGAAGAGCCAAAGGACGGATGGATCCATTGGTTCTTTTCTTTTAAAGACAATGCAGGCCTTCCACCGGATAAACTGCAGATGATCCTGCAAAACACACCGAAGGGAACAAAGATCTGGAAAAATAAGATCCAGGGTCTCCGCGGAAAAGCGACAGGGTTGGTATTCTCCAACTTTGTCAGAAAGAAACATGTTGTTACTGCTGCATGGGTGAAGAAACAGATTGCAGATGGGAAGATCCGTTTCAGGAAGTTTACGGCCGGACTGGATACATCATATTCCTCAAAATCTCCGGATACCATTGCAATGATCTTCCAGGGCATTACGGATGACCGCAAGCTGATCACACTGGCTGAAATGGTGTATAGCAATGCTAATCTCAGTGTGCCGTTGGCACCATCTGACACAACGGTAAAGTTTATAGCTTTTCTGGATAGATGCAGATCGGAATGGGGATTTGCAAAAGAATCCTTTGTTGACTGCGCGGATGCGGCGACAATAACAGAACTTCGGAAGTATAAGCGCCTGCATGGGTGCCTTTACAATTTCATTGAATCCTATAAGAAGGTAACAATACTGGACCGTATCAATTTACAGCTGGGATGGATCCAGCAGGACTGCTATCTGGTAGTTGAGGATTGTACAAACCATATCTCGGAATTGGAGCGCTATTCATGGGACGAGGAAGAGGATGTTCCGGTACCGGAGGATAAGAACGACCATACGATCAATGCAAACCAGTACGGATGGATTCCATACCGGAATATGATTGGATTCGAGGAGGATAAACAGAGGTGAACCTGATGGAAAAGATAAATGAGAATATCAAAAGAGGTATACGGAGCTGGCTGAATGTTTCTCCGGCGAATCCCTATGTGTTCAATATCAATGAGATGATGGACTTCGAGGGGAATGCGATCCGAAACCGCATCTGGTATCGTGGTGACAGCAACGAACTGGAGCAGTTCTATGAGCAGAATGCGGAATATGCAGATAAATATAAATTCTGGTCCAGCAAGAGTACACCGGGGCTGGAAATGCGCAAGATCCACACAGGTGTTCCGGCGCTTACGGTGAGAACTCTGGCAGCAGTAGTCCTTCCAGATATGGGGGAATTTGAATTTTCCTCAGAGAACGAAAAGCAGAAACAGATATGGAAAGACATTGCAAAGCCTGAGAATAATAACTTTGCCGATAAGGTAGAGGATGCAATCAAAGAAGCGCTGTATATCGGAGACGGGGCTTTTAAAGTGTCCATTGATACAGAAGTCAGTGAGTATCCGATTTTAGAATGGTATGCCGGGGATCGTGTCGAAATCATACGGAAAAAGGACAAGGTCCGGGAAGTGATATTTAAGACACCATACAGCGGAGGAGGAAAGACATATGTGCTCAATGAGGTATATGGATATGGGTATGTAAAGAACGAACTGTATCTGGATAACAGACAGGTTCCGCTGACTACACTACAGATAACCAATTCACTGGAAGATGTGACCTTCGATAAAAGCGTTATGCTGGCGGTGCCTATGATGTTCTATAAGTCGGCAAAATATGAAGGACGTGGCGGAAGTATCTTTGACGTAAAGGTGGACAGCTATGATGCGCTGGATGAAGTATGGAGCCAGTGGATGGATGCGCTGAGAGCAGGAAGAGCCAAAACATATATTCCGGACTGTCTGGTTCCGAGGGATCCGGAAACAGGAGCTGCGATAACACCCAATCCGTTCGATAACAGATATTTTGCAGCAGAAGGAGACCAGCGCGAAGGGCAGAAAAACGTAATCAGTACAGACCAACCGAGTATTCCTCATGACAGCTATCAGGCTTCCTACTGTACGGCTCTGGACCTTTGCCTGCAGGGGATCATTAGTCCCTCTACACTGGGGATTGATGTAAAAAAACTGGATAATGCAGAAGCACAGCGTGAAAAGGAAAAAACAACGCTGTACACAAGAAATATTATCGTGGAAACTCTTCAGATAGTATTGCCGCAGGTAGTATCCATGTGTATCAACGCATATCACCTGATGAAGAATGAGGCAGTGGAAAGTGTAGAGGTAAATCTCCCATTTGGAGAATATGCCAATCCTTCATTTGAGTCTCAGGTTGAAACAGTTGGTAAGGCAAAGCAGAGCGGAATCATGAGCATTGAGCGCTGTGTGGAGGAATTGTATGGTGACAGTCTGGATGATAACTGCAAAAAAGAAGAAATCGCAAGGCTCAAGGCAGAGCAGGGGATTCAGAGCATTCCGGAGCCGGAGATCAGAACGGATGCAGGAGAATTCAGGATAAACGGATTTACTGGAGGTAGTGATGGAAGTAAAAGTAGCGAAAAAAACATACCGGATGAACCGGGAGGAGTACCAGGGGCTTCTGAAGGTGGCCAGTGAGCAGGTCCCGAAAGGAATCTATGCAGTGGAAAAAGGTAATTACGCGGAACTTCGCTGTGATCATTGTACCAACGTCACGCAGATCAAGACATTGACCAGACAGTTCAGAAGCCAGGGATTCAAGGTATATGCAAACGGCAGGTGATTAGATGCCTAAGATAAATTCAGAATATGATATCGGAGCAGCATTCGAAGCTGTTGAGAATGAACTCATTGCTTCCATGATCCGGAACATGCGAAGCCATAAGATTGAGGAAATCGATGAGGACAAGCAATGGTCCATGTGGCAGACAGAGCAGCTCCGGGCACTGGAAAAGTACAGAAAAGAGAATCAGGAGCGGTTCGGTGCGAAATTCAAGGATATCAATAACCGAATCGAAGCACTGATCAGTACTGCCAGAGATGAAGGAGACATGGATCAGGAGATAGCCATACTGGAGGCTATAAAAAAAGGCTTCCGGGCAAGAAGAGTAAGTCCGGGAGCATCGGCGGCATTCTTCCGGTTGAACCAGAGAAAGCTGGAGGCGCTGATCCGGGCGACCACATCAGACATGGAAAAGGCTGAGACAGCAGTTTTACGCATGGCTAATGACCAGTACCGTAAGGTTATCTTCAATGCACAGGTATATGCAAACAGCGGAGCCGGGACCTACGAGAAGGCGGTGGACATGGCTACAAAGGACTTTATTGCCGCCGGTCTTAACTGTGTGGAATATGCCAATGGATCCAGACACACATTGGCAGACTATGCGGACATGGCAATACGGACAGCCAGTAAGCGGGCGTACCTGCAGGGGGAAGGGCAGAAAAGGCAGGAATGGGGGATATCCACGGTGATTATGAATAAACGTGGAAATCCCTGCCCCAAGTGTTTACCGTTTGTTGGTAAGATACTGATCGATGATGTATGGAGCGGTGGAAGCGCAAAGGACGGACCATATCCACTGATGAGCGCGGCAATAGCAGCGGGGCTTTATCATCCACGGTGTAAGGATAGCCATACGACCTATTTTCCGGAACTGGAGGATCTGGACAATGAATACAGTAAAAAAGACATAGAGGATATAAAAGAGCAGAACAGGAAGGAAGCAAGACAGCAATATGCAGAGAGACAAGAGAAGAAATTCCACAGATTAGCGTTATTTTCGTTGGATCCAGAGAATAAAAGCAAGTATCGTGCTAAGGAAAAAGAATGGAGTCAGGAAACCGAAGTCCGGTATAAAGTTCCTGATGAGGTGAAAGCGCCGAGATCGGATACTCCGCAGATCATGATCGATTTAGTGGATCAGTACACGAAAGATGAGTGCATCAAGATAGATGATCTGTCAGAACATGCATTTTCATACGATCCAGATACGGATATGATAATTATTAATCCGAAACATCCCTTATATGATGAGGAAAATTATAAGGCTGTACTGGTCCATGAAATAGCCCATAGAATCGACCATAATGAATATGGTAGTCCTATGTATGCTGAATTTGTAGAGTCAATAAAGAATACAGAAAAAGGAGTATTGCAAGAAAAGGAGAAGTATCAGCAGAGACTTGCTGTGAGTGGCGATTTAGAGTACAATTACTTCATCAGTGATATAATGTCATGCATGACAGATAACGTGATTGCCGGAGCATATGGACATGAATCACAATACATAGGTAAACCCGGATATGCGGAGTCGGAGATATTTGCGGATATATATGCTGCATTGTATCAGTCAGATGACACAACGGTGGAATTCATAAAAAGTGAATTGCCAGAGCTATATGAAGCATTTATGAAAGTGCTAAAGAGGTAATTATGTTCAAAAAAGAATTTGTTGAAAAAATGAAAAACGATGAGGAACTGCAGGAGTTGCGCAGGAAAGTATTATCTTTCTCCGAAAAAATGGGAGATGCCGCATACATCATCGGAAAAGATAAAAGCTATGAGGATTATAAAGAACGTTTGCGAAGAATGGTAAAAGAACATGAAGCCACCGGTCAGTAGATTGGTGGTATTTTTATCTCGAAAAAGAAAATTGCACCGGTGCAACAAATCATCTGTAATCAACACGCTTCACGGCGTGTTTTTTTATGCCCAAACACGAGCAAGGCATTAAACTGCTGCGTGACCGGAGACACCGAAGACAATGGACCGCAGTAAGGGTGACACCCTCAAAATGGAAAGGAGCACGTTATGTTTTACAAGACAGTAAGAAGATTCTTAGACCCCGATGGAAGCCAGGGCGGAGCACCGGCAGGAGAACAGACTGATCAGCAGTCACAGCAGAATGCAGCACCGCAGATTGACTATGGAAAAATCCAGCAGATGTTGGATGGAACGCTTGCGGCAAAAGAGGATACGGCATTGAAAGCCTATTTCAAGCAGCAGGGGCTTTCCCAACAGGAGGTGGAACAGGCTATAGCAACATTCAAGGAACAGAAGGCGGCAAATCAGCCGAATGTGGAAGCATTGCAACAGCAGGCTGCAACCGCTGTGGCCGAAGCAAGACAGGCACAGATCCAACAGGCAGCGACGATGGCAGCAGTCGGACTGGGAATCAGCGTAACATCCATCCCGTATCTGTTGAAGATGGCAGATTTCAGCCAGGCAGTAGGACAGGATGGAAAGATCAGCAATGAGAAACTTACGGAAGCCCTGAATAAGGTGCTGGAGGACATTCCTGCATTAAAACCGCAGGAGACAGATACTACTGGTTTCCTTCATGTAGGGACAGGCGGAGATCCTTCGCAGCATACACAGCAGGCAACCGTACAACAGACACAGACACCGACCAAAAGATGGAATCGGTGGAACTAAGGAAAGGAAGGTATAAGATATGCCTAATTTAAACTATGCACAGCAGTGGAGTCCTGAACTCCTGCAGATTCTGATGCAGGGAGCGTTAACCTCTCCCTTCATTACATCTAATGTAAGATGGCTGGATGCGAAGACATTCCACTTTACACAGATGAGCACCACTGGTTATAAGAATCACAAGAGAACTGGTGGTTGGAACATGGGATCCTTTGATCAGACAGATGTTCCGTTTACAGTAACCCATGACAGAGACGTTCAGTTCCTGGTAGACAAGGCAGATGTGGATGAGACCAACGCAACTGCATCCATGCAGAATATCTCCAGAACCTTCGAACAGACTCAGGTAGTGCCTGAGACAGATGCCCTGTTCTTCTCCCGTGTGGCACAGGTGGCACAGAAGACGGAGGGATATCACAGCCAGACCGCTATTTCTGCTTATACCAAGGCAAAGGTATTCGGAATGCTGAAGGACATCCTTGCGAAAGGAAAGTTGAGACGGTACAAGGCAAATGGTAGCCTGCTCACGTATGTGGCCAGTCCTATTATGGATGCACTGGAGCAGTCCACTGAGTTTACCCGTAAAATTGAACTTACACAGATCGCTGAGGGTGGTATCGGCATCGAGACCAGAGTAACGGAAATCGATGGTGTACCCATCATGGAAGTTATCGACGATGAGCGTTTCTATGATGCTTTCGACTGGGAGCCTACTGAGGGTGGATTTGCTCCGCTGAAAAAGGTGGCCGAGGACACCAGTAACCACGTTGCTGCTGTAACCGGAGCTCATAAGATCAATGTACTGGTGGCATGTGGACAGACATGTAAGACGGTTCCTAAGATTGCTTCTATCTATTATTTCAATCCCGGAACACATACAGAAGGAGACGGATACCTGTACCAGAATAGATCTCTGTCTGATACCTTTGTGTTCCCCAATGGACGTGACGGCAAGGTGGATAGCGTCTATGTAGATGTGGATACCACGGAGTACACCGGGGAGTAAGGAGGGCATATGTCCTATAAACCTTATGTAAGAAAAGAAGAGTACACAGAGATCTATAATGGCAGCGTGATTCCTGACGGAGAGCTTGAAAGAGCACTTCGTCAGGCCTGCCGGCATATTGACAGTCTGACATTTAACCGGATTGTGGCAGCAGGATTCGATCATCTGACAGCTTTTCAGCAGGAGACCATCAAAGAGGTTGTCTGCATGCAGGCAGATTTCGAATATGAAAATGCAGATGAAATCAATACGATTTTATCCAGCTATAGCATTAATGGAGTATCCGCACAGTTCGGAAGTTCCTGGAATGTTTTCATGGAAAAAGGTATTGCCATGAAGCGGGATGTGTATTCGTTACTGACTCAGACAGGCCTGTGTTGCAGAATTGCGAGGTGATCCTATGAAATATCCATGTTTGGTGCCTAAAAGATTATGTAAGACAGATATCTCTGTTGCGATAGATCAAGAAGGACTGAACGAATACGGGGAGCCATTGAAGCCAGTGGAGTATTACGGACAATGTAACTATCAGGACAAGGCAAAAACTGTGCTGACCACGGAGAAGAAACTGATAGAGATCACCGGAACAGCATTGTTTCCCGGAGATATTTGTCCTGATCTTCCGGCCATATCCGGAGGCAGTGCTGTGATATTTGGGGGTAAGCGCAGGATTCTTGAGGGTCGTAAGGCGAGAAACCCGGATGGAACAGTCAACTATACGGAGGTGATGCTGATATGATCAGTGTAAATTCCACAGTAAAGCTGAATTTTCCGAAGATCCAACAGCTGACGAAAGCACAGGTGATGGCTTTAGAGCAGACTGCGGAGGCATTACATACCAATGTAGTGCAGGCCCAGGTATTTCCGAGGGATACCGGTAATCTGCAAAATGAGAGTACTTTTGTGGATTACTCTGAGAGCAGTCAGGGAAAAGTCAGTATCATTTCCAGTACGCCATACGCAAGACGCCTTTATTTTCACCCGGAATATCATTTCCAGAAGACGGAGAATCCGAATGCAAGAGGTGAATGGTATGAGGACTGGATTTCTGGGAAGAAATCAGAGTACTGCCAAAAGGCATACAAACAAATATACAGGAGGATTGCCGGATTATGATGTTATCGGATGTACGAGATTATGTGGAATCCCTTGAACTGGCAGATCAGGTATATATGGGTAGCCTGCCGGACAAGCAGGAAAAGTCCATTGGAGTTTATAATAGCAAGCATCAGCAGGAGTATAAGACAGCACTGGGAGGACCCCAGCTTGCGTCTTACGGGACAAAATATGTCAGCCTGTTGATTCACTGGAATAATTCGCCCCGCTTGTCGGAAAAGGCAGCCATGACTGTATTTGAGGCAGTGGAGACTGCAAGAAATGTAACGGTCAACGACGAGTTGATAAAATTTATACAGCCACTCTATGAACCGCAGGATGTCGGAAAAGATGATGCCGGTATCTGCGAATGGGTCATAGAGATGGCTGTTATTTATGAGAAAGGAAAAGGTGAAAAAGAATGAGCACACCTATTACAGGAGTATATCCCTGCTATGAAAACCAGTTTCAGATCAATACTGCAGCAAGCGGAGTTGAAAAGAAAATGGTTGATATTGCGGACTGTGAGACCTTCAGTGTATCTTTCGATAATGGTGTAGAGGAATGGCATCCGTTTACAGAAAAAGGATGGGTCAGACGGCTGCTTACCAGTAAGGGAGTTACCATCTCTGTAACTGCGAAGCGCAATGTTGGTGACGCAGGTAATGATGCTGTGGCAGCGCTTGCATGGGTAAACGGCCGTTCTGCGGAGAAAGATATTCAGTGGACATTCCCCGACGGAACTGTAGTTTTGTTTGCTGGAGCAGTCGTGAATGTAAAGAACATTGGAGCAGGGGACTCTACAGCTGTGGCACCGTTGGAATTCGATATTATGAGCAACGGGAAGCCAGAAATCACTCTCGCAGAGTAAAAAGAACAGGAGGTTATTATGGCAAAGAAAATCGTAGATATTACAGAAAAACTGAGTTTTGACGAGAACCCGGTACTGAAGGTGAAGGATGTCACCGTGGAAGTCAATTCTGACGCAGCCACTGTACTGAAGATTATGGGTATTTTTTCGAAGGGTACATCAGCTAAAGAAGTGTTGGCGGTATATGAACTGATTTTCAATGAGAAGGATAGGAAAAAGATCGATAAACTGAATCTCCAGTTCAAGGATTTCCAGACGATCATCATGGCAGCAGTAGACCTGATCACGGGAGACGAAGAGCCGGGAGAGCAGTGACCCGTACTATGATCTGATCGGAGATTACAGTCTGATCGTATCATCCTTCCAGGCGCAGTACGGGATCCGGCTGTCGAAAGAAATTGATACCATGAAGTGGGATGAGTTTAAGGACCTTCTTATCGGAATCGGACCGGAGACACCTCTGGGACGGATCGTAGCAATCCGGGCCGAGGAGGATAAGGATATCTTAGACCATTTTACTCCGGAACAACACAGAATCAGGAATGAATGGCGTACAAACAGAGCAAAAAAGGTGACACCTGATAATATGGCGGCAGTCCTTGGTCAACTGAAGAATGCGTTCATTTCTCTGGCAGGGGGCGATATACATTGAAAAAGTAGATAAGAAAAAAGTAGTGTGTCCTTACTGTGGGCATCCTGTGAATGCAATGCAGACGGAAGATGCACATTGCAGGGGAATTTATTTCCGCTGTAAAAATAAGGACTGTAAAAAGATTTTTGAGTTGAAGTTATAAGACGCTGTGCCGATGTGCCTGTCTTAGAAGGCAGGCTGGTTATGAGTGAAGCTACAAGCGTTGGACAGATCGGATTAGATCTGGTCGTAAATAAAAAGGACTTTAATAAGCAGATGAGCGGCATCCAGAGCCTGGCTACGAAAGTAGGTAAGAAACTGGCTGCCGCTTTTGCTGTAAAAAAGCTCGTAGATTTCAGTGAGAAGTGTATCGAACTGGGATCAGATCTGAGTGAAGTACAGAATGTTGTGGACGTAACATTCCCGGCAATGTCAAAGCAGGTAGATAAATTTGCGCAGAATGCCGCAACTGCATTTGGACTGTCCGAGACGATGGCCAAGAGGTACACAGGAACCTTCGGTGCAATGGCCAAGGCTTTCGGATTCAGTGAGAAGCAGGCATACGATATGTCTACCACTCTGACAGGACTGGCGGGAGATGTGGCATCCTTTTATAACATATCTCAGGACGAGGCATATACAAAGCTGAAATCGGTATTCACTGGAGAAACAGAGAGTCTGAAAGATCTTGGTGTCGTCATGACGCAGACGGCACTGGATGCTTACGCTATGGCTAACGGTTATGGGAAGACCACGGCGGCAATGTCAGAGGCAGAAAAGGTAGCACTGCGTTATTCCTTTGTTCAGAGTAAACTGGCGACGGCATCCGGGGACTTTATGCGGACATCCGATGGATGGGCTAATCAGGTCAGAATCCTGAAACTGCAGACTGAGTCTTTTATGGCGGCAATCGGTCAGGGGCTGATTAACGTCCTGACACCAGCAATCAAGGTGATCAATACCCTGATGGGAAAACTGGTACAGCTGGCGAATGTATTTAAAGCATTTACGGACAAATTTTTCGGGAAGAAGGGTAATGATGTAGCCCCAGGCATGGCGGCTGCGGAGGAAGCGTCTGCGGGCATCAGTGATAATATTAATGCCGCGGGAAAAGCAGCTAAAAAGTTAGGTGGATTACTTTCATCTGATGAATTGGATTTACTCTCCCAGAAGACGGATTCCTCTTCAGTATCTTCTGGTGAAACTTCCGGAATAGATATCGCTGGTTTGCAGACTTCCACGCAGGAGGCTGAAGCCAGTGCGGATAAAATTTCGAAAAAACTCTCTGACGCATTCAAGATTCCCGGTGTCAAAAATTTTGCAGATCAGTTCAACAATGGTCTGAAAAAGATTGATTTCGGAAATCTGAAGGATAATTTTTCAAGAATCATGGCTCAGATGGATCCATTGGCCAAAACTACAGTCAGAAACATTGAGACAATCATGGATCCGCTGGGAGGATATCTCGGAAACAGAATCGGAAATAAGATTGCTGTTACAGCCAAGGCGGTAGACCTGGGGCTGGATGGAATTGCAAGCTATCTGGAGCGCAACAGGAAAAAGATAGAATCCTGGAGCAGTGATGTAAGCCAGTCTATTGCGAACGGATTTACAAATCTTACGGATATCAATGAGCAGATATACAATAATCTGCTCGGGGCACTGGATAAAGCAGGACCTGATATTGTAAACGGAATCAATGATATTCTGACAGGCTGTACTGGATTTGGAATGTCACTGGGAACAATCTTCGCAGAAGGGTTTGAAATTTCCACAGAACACACATCCAAGTGGATGAAAGACAATCAGGAACTGATAGAAGGTACGCTCACGGATCTGTTTGATTTCGGTGGAGAATGTGCATCACTGGCAGGACAGATTGTAGGAAATCTTGGTAGTTCGCTTACAGATTGGTGGGAATCTCAGGGGAGTAGTACCTTTGGGAATATTGTAGATGCCTGGAATGATATCAAGAAGACGGTTTTAGAACTGTGGAATGATATTGCAATGCCAGTACTGAACCATGCTAGGGAAGCGATACAGGAGCTATGGGAAGAAAATCTCAGACCACTATGGGACAACGTTCTTGATCTGATCAGCTCAGTAGGCGATTTCCTTGCAGCCGCGTGGAGTACCGTAATCAAACCAATTATCGGGTATCTGGCACCGACAATCAAGCAGGTGGCAGACATTGTGATAAACATCATGAGTACAGTATTCGCAACCGTGTCAGACATTATATCCGGAGCCATGAAAATACTGGGAGGACTGTTGGACTTCCTCACCGGAGTGTTTACAGGCAACTGGAAAAAGGCATGGGAAGGCTTGCTGAAAATACTGGACGGCATTTGGCAGCAAATCTGGGGAGTGATTAAGGGAGCATGCAACCTGATCATTGACGGTGTGAATGCCATGATTTCACTGATATATTCTACACTGCGCAATGTGGTAAATGGAATCGGAAGCGTTGCAAAGAAGGCAGGAGATCTGGTTGGAAAAGACTGGGGCTTCGAAATGCCGAGTGATCCACCGCAGATACCTAAATTGTGGAATGGTGGATATGTCAAGGCTAATACGCCACAGCTTGCTATGATCGGTGATAATAGGCATCAGGGAGAAATTGTATCACCGGAAGATAAGTTACAGAAAATGGCACTAAGCGCAGCACAGGCGGCAGCGGGATCGGGAGGATCCATATCTGCGGAAAAGCTGGATAAGATCATTACATTGCTGGAGACTATCATCAGAATATTAGCGTCAGGCAATACGATAGAAATCAATGGTGTAAAATTTGCGGAACTACTGAAAAAGATAAACAGGGAGTACTTTAAGGCAACTGGAAATTACCTGTTGCTGGATGTATAAGGAGACAGCAGGATGGCATTTCAGGCATGGTTATTAAAAGTGGGAGATACTGATATTTCAAAGTATGTAGATATTGAGACCTATAAGGTGAGTCCGGATCAGCGTGCAGATCTGGACTCTGACAGAAATGGTTTGAATATTTTATACCGGGAAGTTGCAGATCATTATACAACAAAAATTGAGTTCAATACGATTCCACTGGAAGCATGGGAAATGACAGAATTTCTACAAGCAATGGAAAAAGCGTACATAAAGGAGAAGGAAAGAAAGGTTATTGTAACTTATTTCGATGTAAATACCGGAGGATATAAATCGGGAGAAATGTATGTACCAAATTATACAGTAGAGACAAAAAGTTGGAATGGTATGGAATTATGGTATAAGCCATTACGTGTTGCGTTCCAGGAGTATTAAGAGGGAGAGGGAATGATAGATTATAAATATAAAGATTTTTATAATGATACATCCGTATCCAAAAGAATGCAGATACAATGTAGTGACGGGAGTGTACTGAATGAAGATGACTGGAAAGGTGAAAGTGCAGAGCTTACTGAGAGACTATGCTCAGAGAGTGAACTAAGTTTTGGCAGGTGTGAGGCGAGTACTTTTAAACTGAGAGTCAGGGAACGAATAGTACCTCTTGCCGGAAAAAAGATAACCGTATCCGTAACATTGGAAGGAGCCGAAGAGGCTCCTTTTATGATGGGAGTTTATAAAGTAGATTCTGATGTACCTACAGCAGATAGAAGATATCGGGATATTGTGGCCTATGATGCCATGTACGACATCCTAAATGCAGAGGTATCCGGGTGGTATAAGGGTTTGACATTTCCGATGACACTTCGACAGTTCCGTACCAGCTTTTGTGCTTATGTCGGTGTGGAACAAGAAGAAATCACACTGGTCAACGATGATATGGTGGTAGAAAAAACTATCGATCTGGGAGAGCTCCCGGGGAAAACGGTTATTGAATCCATCTGCGAGATTAACGGATGTTTTGGGCACATCGGTAGAAATGGAAAACTGCAGTATGTGGTGCTGGAACAGATGATCGAGGGTCTGTACCCCGCAGATGATCTGTATCCGGCAGATGACCTTTACCCCGCGGATCCGGTGGGGACCACGGAGGTATCCAAAAGTAATTACATCTCCTGCCAGTATGAGGATTTTGTAGTCCAACATATTGATAAGCTGCAGATCCGCCAGGAAGAGAACGACATCGGTGCCATCGCTGGTAATGGCAATAATTGTTACATCATCGAGGATAACTTTTTGATATACGGCAAGTCTGCGGCAGACCTGCAGACCATCGCAGATAACGTCCTCAGCGTGATTAGTGGTGTGTGGTACCGACCAGCGCAGGTAGAGGCCCGTGGCAATCCATGTTTGGAGGTTGGAGACGGTATCCTGCTGTATACTTCCCGGGAGACCATCTATACCTATATTTTACAGCGTACGCTTAAAGGCATTCAGGCACTCCGGGACAGTTACACGGCGGAGGGCGAGGAGTACCGTACCGGACAGGTTAATGGACTGCAGAAGCAGATTATCCAGTTAAAGGGAAAAACAAATGTGCTTACAAGGACGGTGGATGAAACTCGTCTGGAAATGAAAGATATCAACCAGAACCTGTCCACGCAGATCAGCATTAATGCACAGCAGATTCTAACCAAGGTATCCAAGGACAATATCGTTTCAGAGATCAATCAGACTGCGGAAAGCATCAAGATCAAGGCAGAACGGATAGACCTGGTCGGTGTGGTAAATGCGGATGAACTGGTCAGCAAATATGCCACCATAGAGACGTTGAATGTGACAAAACTGGAACTGAACAACCTGATTGCCACCAAGGCAACCATCGACTCTCTCAATGCCGTCAGTGGCCGCGTAGGATCACTGGAGGCGGATCATGTGACTACATCTGATCTGTCAGCCGTATCAGCCCGTCTGAGCAACGTGGAAGCCAACTATATCAGCGCCAGCACTGTAAAGGCAGACTACATGGAGGTATCCAACTGGACATCCTCTGGGGTGATTAAAGCGGACAGAATCAGCGCTGCGACTATCATAAATAAGCTATCAAGCGTTGATCTGGTCAGCGTAAGAGCAATGGGTGTCAGCGGGTACATGAATTATAAAGGTACAGTAGTTGCGTGGAGAACAAAAACCATTAGTGGGACTGTTATAACTTATTTGGGACCGGAGGATTAAGAGATATGAGCAATTTAGAAATCAAGGAATTTAGTCAGGCAATCGCAAATTTTGTAGAAGCATCTCCGTTGCCGGAGGAAGTTAAGCGCATGGCATTGCAGGAGAATTTGGCACGACAGGAGCAGAAAGCCAGGGATGCATTACTGGCGGAGATTGCGAACCGCGATGCTGCCGAGGCAAAACAGAAAGAGGTGGAGCAGGATGCAGAAAGCGTATGACTGGGAAGAGAACTATTGGGAGAATAAGCCATCGACCAAGACACCAGTGAATAAAACCAATATGGATAAGCTTAGCAATGGAGTTTGCACCATTGATGAGCGTGTAATCACACTTGATTTGACCAAGTTTGACAAGGTTGATGCGCAGTCCTGTATTAAACAGATTGCCTATGATAAAGCGACTGGTAAATGGACAATCACTGCATTTTCTGGCGCCCAGCAGGTCATTGATACCATGCTCGAAAAGCTGGCGGTTAATTTTGACTATGATCCCGAAACACAGCGGTTAATCATTACGCTGGATGATGGCACGCAGAAATATGCGGATCTGTCAGCGTTGATTACTCAGTTTGAGTTTATGGACTCTGATACCGTTTACTGGACGGTGGGGGCAGACGGTAAAGTAAAGGCTGGTATTAAAAACGGTAGTATCACGGACGAGAAGCTGCAGCCGAACTATCTTGCAGACATCACAGTGCAGGCAGAAACAGCAACACAGCAGGCATCAGCGGCGGCAGCATCTGCAGCACAGGCTAAGATAGATGCAGACCGTGCGGAGACCTATGCAAGCATCACAGAGCCTAAATTTTATTTAGATGAGACCACGATGAACCTTTACATGAAGGATGGCGTGGGTGTGGATTTTGTAGCAGATGACAATGTTTTGTATTGGAAAGTAGCATAAGGAGGAATGATTTATGGCAGCACCGGAAGGATATAAGACACTTGGAAAGATAGGAATATCCTACAAAGGAGATTACAACATCAATACTGCGTATGAGCGGTTGGATGCTGTGTTACATAACGGCAGCACATACCTTGCCCTAGTGGATGCCCCGGACGGAGCTCCACGGGATGATAAGATCAACTGGATCTATTTAGCCAAGGGCTTTAGCAGCGATATTGGGGACTCCGAAATCACCTTCACAGAGGCAGAGGCCCGGGAAAACATTGATACCGGCGAGAGCGTAAAGACGGTTTTTGGTAAAATAAAAAAGTTTTTTACTGATTTGACGGCACCGGCTTTTGCACAGATGATCACATCCAAGGATGATCTGCTGGCCACCAAAGCCACCGGCTATGTCCCGGATGCCAAGGCGGTGGCAGATGCGGTTACTGATGTAACTGGCAAGTTAAACCAGAACACCGATTTGACTTTAGTCAATTGTGTATCATGGGAATCTGACAATACAATTTCAAAAATAGGTAACAGAGTATTTGTAACGTTAGGCGTACAAATTACATCTGAGCAGTCTAGCGGATCATTAATTATTGCCAGTATTGCAAGGACATATTACCCTAAAACTACGTATGTTAGAGCAAATGCAGCAGGTGGTACAAATGGCGATAATCACATGCTTTATATTAATAAATCTAATGGCGTAGTAATATTAAATCTTTCGACAGAACGGTATTATTCTGCCAGTTTCTCATACTTGGCAAATTAGGCTATTTATATGCTACAACAAAATTTAGGGTAAATGTTGCGTCATTACTTACAGTAGCAATTTGATATGCATAAAAATTACCATTAATTGCAAGACGCACATTAACAGCCCAATTACAGTTTACGAACACGCCAAATACGTTAGCATTACTTGGTAATCCAAAGTCAGATAAAGATCCTAATAATGACTGTCTATTTGTCACTAGCAGAGTAACAGATGTTGATATTGATGCAAATTTCAAACCACTTAACTTGCCATTTACCGAAGGAGTGAATGAATGATGGAAGGAAATTAGTAACCAGATAATCAGATGGCGGGCGCAGCCACAAGAGCGCCAGAAAGGAGCCCTTATGGGTTATATAAAGTATAAAAACAAAAAGACCATACAGCATGTCATTGTAGCAGAGGAAAGTCCCCATGTAATTCGCATCACCGGAGATGATGGAGATAAACTCGAAGTCAACACTGACGGATTCCGTCTCTATTTGGATCCAGATTGTAAGTACCCGCTTGATAACGGCGAGTACGAAGCCTACACCACCTTGTACCGAGAAGGCGAAGGCTGGTACGAACTCTCCGATGACGGATCCGTCTACGCAGAACCGGAAGTTGCACCGGTGCAACCTCCCACCGAGGAAGAACTGGAGGAAATGTCCAGACAGTCACAGATCCGGCAGGTGACGGCACAGATCAATGACCTGAAAAAACGGATTGCCGCAAGCGATTATAAGGTAATAAAAACCTATGAGTATACTCTGCTGGGAGAACAGACGGAGTATGATATGGAGACTGTCCACGCCGAGAGACAGGCTCTCCGGGATCAGATTAATGAACTGGAGACGCAGCTGACAGAATTGACAGTAGAGTAGGAGGCAGCCTATGAGAGCAAGAGACGGTCCTACACAATTACATAGCAACCATTGAGCCAAGAGCCGATTGCTTCCTTACCGGGAGGTGACCGGCTCATTATATTAAGGAGAAGGACATGGCAACAGAGATCATTGTAGCACTGATCGGATGTGCAGGCAGCGCAGCAGGCGCTTTTTGCGGTATCCTGGTCAATACAAAACTGACTACATATCGGCTGGAACAGCTAGAGAAAAAAGTAGATAAACATAACACTGTCATAGAGCGTACTTTTAAATTAGAGGAGGCGCAGGCAGTTATGCAGGAACAGATCAAAGTAGCAAACCACCGAATTGAAGATTTAGAAAGAGAGGAATAACATTATGGATTTATCGTTTTTATTGCAACTCATTAACCCTATCATTTTAGGAATCTGTCTTCTGGTCGGATATTCCCTTAAGACAGCCTTTGATAAATTTCCGAATAAGTACATTCCTTTGGTATCCATGTGTCTGGGGACGATTATCGCAATCATTATCCATATGTCATCCGGGATCAATGCTGATATTGTATTGGGCGGCATGATTTCAGGATTGGCAGCGACTGGTATGTATGAGCTGCTTCGGAATTTATTGGATTTCGACGGAAAGAAGGAGAAATAATTATGGCAAGAAAAGGTATAGACGTAGCAAAGTGGAACGGCACCATTGACTGGGCAAAGGTAAAGAAAGCAGGAATTGAGTTTGCTGTATTGAAGGTCATTGATAAATCGAACAAGACAGAAGAGTCCTTTATCAGAAACTATGCAGGAGCAACAGCGCAGGGATTACCTGTGGATGTATACAATTATCTGTATACTACTACGGAGAGCAGCGCCATCACCGCAGCTAAGGCAGTCGTAAATACTCTGGCTGGCAGAAAAGTTGGTAAGGTGTGGGCGGACGTAGAGGATGCGTGTCTGAAGAATAAGAGTATCCAGCTGATCAGGATCATCAATACCTACAAAGCAGTGATCGAAGCAGCCGGATACGAGTTTGGCGTATATACTGGACTGTCATTTTACAATTCTTATATCAAACCCTATCGGGAGTACATTGACTGTGAGTTCTGGATTGCAAGGTATCCGAGCACCAAGAAAATGAGTATTACGTCAATGCCTGCTGCATCCAAAAAGCCAAGTATTTTCCATGTTTTGTGGGGATGGCAGTACTCCAGCCACGGCAATGTACCCGGCATCAATAGTTATGTTGATCTGGATATCTGCTATGTGGAACCGGACAGCACTGGAAAGCTGCAGTCTACTACGGTATATTATCCGAGATATACTGGAACATCCACATCTATCGTGGCAGCACTGAATGCGATCGGAGTAAACTCCAGCTATGCAAACAGAAAGCTGATTGCAAAGGAAAACGGTATCACTGGATATGTCGGATCTGCAAAGCAGAACACACAGATGCTGGCATTGCTTAAAGCTGGGAAACTTAAGCGAGTATGATATAATATTCAATAAAGGCGAAGGATAGAAAAGACAGTCCTTCGCCTCTCTAAATTTAAAATCGGAAGCAGATAATAAAATGTATGAATATTGAATTATAACAAAATGATAATTACACTTGACGAAGTGATAATAATCATGTATTATAAAATTGTCAGATAGTTGTGCGCGTATGGAGGAGGATAAAATGGCAGTAAGAGTAGCAGATCAAATTGCAACGTTACTCTTCCAAAGGAAGATGACGCAGAAAGAATTGGCAAAGGTCACGGATATCACAGAGTCAGCGATTTCACATTATATAAAAGGAGATCGTGTACCCAGAGGTGTAAATTTAATTAAGATTGCTAAGGCATTGGGAGTTACTACTGATTATCTTTTAGATACAGGTGAAGGTGATGAAGATGACAACCAATTCAGAACTGTTAAAACGTTAATTGCCAGAAATGCGGAGAAAATGTCAATGGAAGAGAGAATGGAACTAATGAGAATGTTAGCAGAGAGAAAATAGGAGGTTATATGCGCTTAGAAGATGAACAATATGAATACATAAAATCAACTGTGAGCGACACATTCATAGAGTATGGAATAAAAAGCGCACCGATAAGCGCATTTGAAATGGCTACAAAAATGGGAATAAAGGTCATTCCGTACTCGGCGTTAGGAGAAGAAAAAGAATCTTATCTCATGAAACGTAGTGGTGATGGCTTTTTGGCTGAATATGATGATCATACATGGAAATTGTATTACAATGATCATTGTCAAAGTTATGGCAGGATAAATCATACTATAATGCATGAAGTGGGACACTATGCTTTAGGACATATAAAAGAAGGAGATGAAGAGGAGGCAGAAGCAGAGTTTTTTGCAAAGTATGCGTTGGCGCCACCTCCACTTATACATAATATGGTTGAAGATATAAGTCCTTTTTCCATTATGAAAAAATTTGACATTAGTTATGCAGCCGCTTGTTATGCGTATAAATACTATAATAGTTGGTTGCAATATGGTCAAAGAGAATATACTGGATATGAAAGAAAAATACTTTCTCAATTTTCTATTGCTTAGTTAGGATAATTAGGTATGTATAAGCTTCAAAGAAGCTATTACATATAAAAAACCAAGCACACGAGATGCTTGGCTCTTGCTGAAAAGTATTGCTACTGCTCAGCTGGTATAAATTATAATCTAGACACCTATAATTTATCACAGTGGCACTCTTTTTGCAAGAGCAACTTGCAGAAAGGAGTGGATATATTATGTACATTTTTCGTACTTATATTACCACAAAGGATGGCACAAAGATTTATGCCAGAGATTATGGTAAGAAAGCATTCCGCATCTGGGTCGGACCTGGACCGGAACCTGTAAAGAGTAAATAGCTGGTAAAAGAGCGCATTTTACCAGCTGAATGCAGCTCCTTTAAGAGAATAAATAATTATCAACAGGAGGAGTTACATAATGAAAAAAATATTTTATATTGTACCAAAAGATATCATAATCGGTGCATTTATTGTTTTAATACTTGCATGTAATGTGGAAGAGATAATAGGAATTGTGATATTTGCAATATGGATTTTATATATAGTATTAGGTATAGCAAAAGCAAATAGGGGTAATAAAAGTAGATATCTCATAAAATACTGCCCGTGTTGGAAAAAGAATTACGTGCAAATTTTTATGAATAATAATTGGTGGATTCAAAAGGTAGCTAAAGCGAATAGACTTAAACAGTTTAAGAATGAATGTTATGAACTATATGAAAGTATTCCAGAAGGAACGATTATTGAGATTTATACACATAAAACAATAGTTAATAGAATAATCCGAAAGAATCCTCGGCAAATATTTGTAACGCCGGCATATGTGGATAGCATGAAATGTGTATCCGGGATGCTGAAAATTAAAAATACCAGAAAAAAACAATTTTATCATGTACTCATAGAAAAATGATGTCATATCATAGGCAACAAATAAGCAGACGACAGGGCAATTAATAAACCTGTTGTCTGCTTATTTGTTAATATAGAATATAGTAGCCGTATTTCCAATCACGGTGGTGCGAACCCCGGGGCCACCTATAATGGAAGAAAAGAAAGTGAGGATGCGCTGGCGCTGACACTGGCGGTGGGAAGCATCTTAGAAGAAAACGGAGTGGATGTGTATTACACCAGGACCACAGATATCTACGAGTCTCCTTATCAGAAGGCGCAGGAGGGAAATGAGGTGGGAGGAGATTATTTTGTCTCGATCCATCGCAATTCCAGTCCTTATCCGAACCAGTACAG